GTTAGGTTTGATGTAGCTATTGCTGATTATTACACAGCAAACATTACACACCCTACATCATTCAGCTCATCACCAGCATTGTCTGATAGTGTAACTTGGACAGGCTCAACAAGCGTGTCAAAAACATCAGACGCAGGCATGAGTGGATATGATAGCGCAAAGGTAGTTTACGATAATACAACTGTATTTGACTTAACTGTTGCAGGCTCTACTTGGTTTTCTACATCTTCAACTGCAACTTATGCAGCCTCCAAGCCTTTTACTGGTGGTACATATACCGCTGTAGTTCAAGCAGAATGCATTGCTAAATAAATTATCCATATTATTCATAGGCTTGGCGTCTATAGTTCATGCACATGAGATGACGCCAGCCTATCCAGAGCTAAAACCATCTCATGTATCTGGCGTGATGAAAGTTCAGCTATCTTTATTTAACCAGCGAGAAGACGTTAAATACTACCAGATCGAGCTGTTTGATTTAGACTTTAACAGTATGCCATTTTCTTCTACATATAGAATTATGAAAGTTGACCATAAAGAGAGAAGAGACTTTGAGGTGTATATTAGAAGATCAGATTTAAATAACCCATTGTACGTTTGCACAATATCTAAGGTTGTTAAGTCACGCGGAACAAGAACGCTTATTTCTTCAAGAATATGCTCAAAAATTAATGGAGGAAACTAAATGAAATATGCAGTCATTTTATCCATAATTGGCGGCGCTGCGTTAGCTGAAAGTAGTAATCTTAGTTTATCTTTGCCAAATCCACCAATGAACTACCAGAGTGACAGGTTTCGCGCTGGTAATCTTGATTGCAGTAACGCAGTTGGTGGTGGAATAAACCTTGAGTATGGCGTCACTGGCGTTTTATCTAGCTTTGACACAATAGACAGGGCAAAAGATATTGGTGTATATGCCCGCATAGTTATACCATTAGATAAACCTAGATCACGCATAAACTGTGATGACCTATACCAAGTAGAGCTTACGCAGCGTAGGCTTGAGATACAGATGCTACGTGATGAATTAGCTCAATTGAAAAGCCTGCAAGAAAAAGGCAATGAGATGGACTTTGAAAACTGATGGATACGACTAAGATAGCAAGTGATATAGATGGATTAGCAGACCGCCAGATTAAAGCTGGTGGTATGCGATTAACTGCTGGTTCTATTATGGCCATATTCGCTTTCCTATCTACTATCGTTGGCGGCTTATATGGAGGCTTTGTCTTGTATCAAAAGATAGAAGCTGTAGCAGGGTTAGATATAGAAGCATATCAGCAAAACATGAATGTGATGGATGCAAAGATTACAGGTATATCTGAAAAGGTAGAAGAAAGCGTAGAATACACCAGAGACATAAAGAATGGCTTGAAAGACGATATATTACGCATTGAGCAACAGACAGACCGCATTGAAGATATGGTGCGTGATAATGAGGATAAAGTAAGGTCTATGATAGATGATGCGGAGGTACGCTTTGAAAATCAGCGTGAACGTGTTAGAGTTTCCCAAAGTGGCTCAATGAAAGAGCTAGAAGAAAGATTGATGGATAAATTACAAAGAGCATTGGATAACCCATTAGCAGATTAGGTGAAAATATGGATGAGTTTAAAAAGTTTGACGTGGATGGCAACGGGTCAATAGATCAAGCCGAATGGGATCGCATGGCTCTTGAAGATAGACGCTTACGAATGCAGGATGAAGACGCCCAACGTGATGCAATTAGGTCAATGACATGGTTTGCGCTGTTTGGAATGTTGCTCTATCCATTTGCCGTGATTGGCGCTGTAATTTTTGGATTAGATGAAGCCGCAAAAATATTAGGATCGATGGCAAGCATTTACTTTGTGTCTGTGGCTGGTATCGTATCTGTATTTTTTGGAGCTAACGCATTGGCGAAAGGAAAAGACAAATGATTGGATTAGGATTAATAGGTCAAGTTGCCGATCTTGCTGGCACTATGATTGAAGGCAAAACTGCTGTGAAGAAAGCAGAGGCGCAAACTAAAATGAAAATAGCGACAGGCGAGATCGATTGGGATATTGCCGCCATGAAGGCTACTGAGAATAGCTGGAAGGACGAGTGGATTACATTGCTGTTTAGTATACCCCTCATTCTGGCATTCTGTGGCGATTGGGGTAATCAGATCGTGCAAGATGGGTTTGCTGCTTTAACAAACATGCCAGCTTGGTATCAGTATAGTCTTGGTGGCATTGTGAGTGCATCAATTGGGATGCGTGGTGTAAGTAAATATTTTGGGGGTAAAAAATAATGTCACTGTATGAAAACATTCATAAGAAACGTAAGCGCATTAAAGCTGGAAGCGGCGAGACAATGCGTAAAAAGGGTACAAAAGGCGCACCAACGGCAAGCGCATTTAAGAAAGCAGCTAAGACTGCAAAGAAAAAGAAGAAATAATATGAGTGAAGCAATGAAAAAGCTCCAAGAAAAAATTGGAGTAGGCGCTGATGGGCATTTTGGTAAAAACACCGCAAAGGCCATCGCAAAACACTACGAGCTATCTAATGAGAGAGCTGCGCATTTGATGGGTCAAGCAAGCCACGAAAGCGGTCACTGGCGTCATACAAGGGAAAACTTAAACTATAGTGCAGACAGTATGATGCGTGTGTGGCCTAGCCGCTTCCCTGACTTAGCGTCTTGCGAAGGTTACTCGCGCAATCCATCAGCTTTAGCTAACAAGGTTTACGGCGGGCGCATGGGGAACAACACTGAAAATGATGGTTCAACTTACATTGGGCGCGGATTCTTGCAGTTGACCGGGAAGAATAATTACAGGTTATTCAGCTCTGACATGGGATTACCTGAGATAATGACAGACCCTGATTTGGTATCCACAGATTATGCTTTTGATACAGCATTGTGGTTCTTTGAGAAAAACAAGTTGTTTAACATTGCAGATGACGGTGTGAATGACGAGACAATCTTAAAAATTACACGCCGAGTCAATGGCGGAACACATGGCATTGTTGACCGGACAGGCGAGACAAACAAGATTTATGAATGGCTCAACGCATAATAATAATGTTGGTAGAGCTGGTGAATTTCTAGCTCTATCAAGATTATCTTTTGCTGGCATTTCATGCATCTTGGTTCAACACGAAATTGATGATGCATACTTGAAAACGCCAAGCGGTAAATTGCTGACCCTACAGGTCAAAACAGCCAGCAGAAAATCAGGCAATCTCACACAATATAGATGGAATACGCAGCCTGTCAGGGATAAGAAGTCTGATGTATATGCTTTGGTGGCGTATGATATAAAGAAAATATATTGGGCTAGAGGTGATGATCCCATAATAAAGAAAACGTCAACTCGATTATATCCAGATCAATTTGTAGATGAAGAATTATTATTAAATCAAGTTATAAATAGCTTTATAGATTAAATAAACTGCTTGAATAAATTATGTGTAAAACATATTTAGACGTGTGGGTGGCGACGGGCATGAAGCTACCCACACGATATATTTATCTTTACTTAAAGTAAACGTAACGCAGAGACTTTGCCCCGGCATTACCTATGATGGGTGTAGTTTTCTCGTAAACACGATCAACTAATTTTTGACGATACATGACGTTAAGCGTCCACGCTATATCAGATACGCCAATGCCACTGCTGAGAGCTATCATAGTGGTTGTGTAGCGTTTGCTGCTTTTCATATGCTTTAGTATAGCGTCGTACTTCTTTTGAGGTATGGGCTTAATCTTTCTCAGATCGTTGTCAGTCACAAAGTTCTTATGTGATGCTTTATTAACTGTGATCTGTCGTGGCCTCTCGAAAGTCTTATTAATTTTATTTCTCAAGCCACGCCTAATCTGCTCTTTCTCAAACGTGTAAAGTAAATGAGCATACATTATTTCGTATCGCACGCTCTTTGTTTGGCCTTTCATGGCTTCTCTGGTTTTTTCGAACGTCGCATAAGGGTAAGGCGCTGCTCGAGATTGTCCAATATCGCACCTTGTTCCTCCATGAACCACCGGTAATAACCACGATTGCGTGTGGGGTCTGGCGTCTCCATGTCTTTGATTATTTCCCGGTTCATCTTTTGCAAGCGCCTCACTGACTTGTGAACTTCTTTCGCTGATAGTGCCATTCATATTCTCCTCAATCATTTTGTTCCTCATTATATATAAATTTACCATTATTATCGAGACGTGGCATTACTGTACGCTTTGGCTTTTGTATTGATTTAACATGCCTAGCAAAAACATCGTCCATGATGGATTCCAATTTTTCTTTGGTTAATGTTTTCATAACGATAATCCTTTCGGTCTAAGCATTGGCTTTGATGTGATTTTTGCAGAGCTAACATAGTTTGTCTCGATGCATTGCGCCATGCTATCTAAATGTGCGTATGGTTTGTACGCTGCCGGCAATGCATCGCCGCATTCCATTGCGCTGCGATACAATGTGTCATTGCTTAACTCTACGCCGCCAATGACGTAGGTTAGAATGAGTGTTGTGTAGAATGTCATAATTGCTCCTTGGTCAATGGTTTTGGTTTTGCAAAAAAGGGTGTTTCTGTTGGAGCAATTGTTTCCATAACTTGATCTAGTGCTTCTCTAGTTTTTCTGTTTTTTTCTTGTTCTTTAAGTTCATCCAAGTAAGCATTAAATGCATCTACAGCAAGCGCGCGTGAAAATTCAGCTTGTTCTCTGAGCCTCTCGTTGTCTTTTGATTCAGCATTACAAGCAACACTAGCATAAGCGCCGCTCCAAAACTCATAATCTTTTTTTAATTTTTTTAGTGTAGCCATTACGATTTCTCCTCTTCTACCATTTTAATTCGCTCACCAATCCATTTCATCACTGGTACAGCCATTGAGTTGCCCATAGCTTTATATCTGTGACCATTTGGGCAATCTTCTGGTTCTTTGCCACGCCAAGATATTTGCGTATAATCGTCATTAAAACCCTGCAAACGCTCACATTCTCTTGGGGTTAAACGCCTAACCGCGCTGGGATACTTCATAATTGGTAAAGTTTCATCTGTTGGATTATAGGCACTTCCTGTCCTAGTCGTCAGGCATTTAGCTACTAAACCTGCACCCCTACCACCAAACACCTCTTGATTGCTTGCGCCTATGCCGCCAGAACCTTTTGCTGACTGCGTGAGTGTTGGATGTGGGAAATCACCATCCCAATGAGAACTAGACTTAGGTGTCACAGCTAAAGTTTCACTGCCGCCACCTAAGTCGCCGCCTGACGCTCGAACTGTGCCAACGCCTTCATGGTATCCGCCAAAGCTACTAGAGGTATAGCTTGTGGCTACTATAGGCATATTACCGCCACCAGTGCCATACTTAGCTGTAACAGTGGAACATACTTCTGGCTCTACTCTGGAGTTTCCTGTGCGACTGAAAGGAGGGCCTGTGCTAACTGTTGGGGCAACTCTTTGCCTCTT